TGTGAAGCTATGCACCTTTGGACTTGTGTTAGTGTGTACATGTGGTGGTTAACTGGTGTACCAGTGTTCTGATGTCATTTGTTAGAACACTTGTTCGTTTTCAAATTCGTTCTAACTGAGAATGGTTCTCATTTGAGAATTGTTCTCATTTAAGAGCTGTCCAATAAAAATGCCACCCACGTTACGAACATTCGTTCTGTAACTAGAGTGGCAATATATCATTTACAAGTGGTACATTAAAGCGGTCTGCAATTTACCAACATACTAGTTAGCGTATTTTCAACGTTGCTTTCTAACTGTATACATTAATGTTAGCACTTGGTGATACCTTAATACGAAAGTGAAGCAAGTACAGCTTCTTTACATATCATGTCTTTAAATCTTAGACACCCTCTTTCAAAATAAAATCTAAGGTTAGTCAGAATTAAGTCATTCTTTTTCAACATAACATAGTTAATATTGTGATCATCAGTTGTGACTGTTATTTTTATAGGGCAGGAGTTATCTGGTTTGTTATCACAGAATATAATACCAGAATCCGCATATTCCTTAATACCATACATTCTGTCTTTGTATTTAAGAGTGAACACATATCTCCCTCTTCCACTCGGTTTATCAATAAAAGTTTTGCTGTCATTAAGGTATACACCTTGGCTAGAATATGCAACGTACTTGTCATTGGCAAAAGCTTTATTGAATCCACTTTGTTTTTGTGCATTAGACGCAGTATCGATAAAACCCTGTTCTAGCACAAAACCGTTACCTCTTAAAAAGTTTGTATCTTCTTTTAATCTAGCAGAGATACCCATAGCTGTATAGTATGGATTAATAATAGATACCGTATTACCGCACATATAAACAGGTACATATCTAATTTGTTTTCCCTGTCCTCTCGCAACGCTTGTGTGTACGCTTAAAAACTTCTTGATTTCATCTGTGCAATAGTGATTTGTTTCACTCTGGAATTCATCAAACATCATTTGTTGAACGTCTGAAAAAAGGTGACTGTATCGCTTTAGTGCATCCGCATTATTAAGTGAGAACGCATAACCACATGGTTTTTCATTCAAGAACAGTTCATGAAAAATACCAGACGCGCGTCTTTTGCTTGTCATTTCATATCCTCTAAAGAATAATGAACCTATATCTTTAAAGAATTTATCTGCTATTTCATCCAGTTCATAGTTATATCTATATATAAGTGCAAATTTTTCACCTCTTTTAAGAAATCTGTTTACTAACAGTCTGCTAAAATAAGTGGTCTTTCCACCTGTCCTATTGGTTGTCACCATATAAATTTCTGGTTTGTTACCATTGATGTCAAGCATACTCAAAAGCTTTGTTCCATCATAGTATTTATTCATTGTGTAAGTCACCCACTTTCCCTATATATTGTATCATACATCTTGACAAAAATCAATATATAGTATATAATATTTAAGATAAAAAAGGTGGTGAAAAAAAATGGATGTAAATGCTATTTTACAAGCAGTGGGTACACTTGGTTTTCCTATTGTTTGCGCAATCGCTATGGCTTGGTATGTCAAGTATACGACAGACCGTAACAGGGAAGATATTGACAAGCTTAATGAACAGCACAAGCTGGAAATGAAAGAAGTAACAGCAGCATTAAACAACAACACACTTGCATTACAGAAATTGTCAGATGTTATTGGAAATGGAGTTAACAAATGAAAACAGTAATTCTAAACTCAAAAGGTACAGAAGTAGTTGCTTTGCAAGCTATCTTACGTTCACAAGGTTTCGTCGGACAAGATGGAAAACCATTGTCAATAGATGGACACGCAGGTGATAACACAATTTTTGCTATAAATACTTATCAAAAGATGCTACGAGCTTACGATATTGAATGTGGTACAAATGGTCATAACGACTCTTCATGTGGATCAAAAATGTGGGAGTGCTTGTTAGGCGGTGATTGCTAATGCCTTTTACGCCTAGACTTACATCAACAGGTATGCAAGGTTCTAAATACTGGTATAGTGATAACCCATTTTATCAAGCTAACCTTGGGCCACAACAAACAGGTGGTAACTGTACATGGTATGCATGGGGCAGATTTTATGAGATTATCGGTCGTTATCCGTCAGGGTTATCAACTTCAAACGCAACTAATTGGTACTCACGTACAACAGGTTTTTCAAAAGGAAAAGAACCAAAGTTAGGTGCTATTGCTTGTTATGGCTATAACAACGGTGGTGCAGGTCACGTTGCAGTTGTTGAACAAATAACATCAGATGGTATTGTAACGTCAAACAGTGGTTGGTCATCTGGAAAGTATTTTTGGACAGAAAAAGCAAAAAAGAGCAATGGATATTGCCCTGATTGGATGAATGGTTATTTGCAAGGTTTTATCTATGCTGACGTTGATACAGGTTCTATTCCAAACCCAACAGATTTGCACTGGCAATCTATTCCAGATTGGTTAGATAGTTATACATCAGAAAAATCAGCAAATAACGCTTATTGCGTTGCAAGTTATTTACTTACAAAAGGATGGTCTTTAAATGGTGTTTGTGCATTGCTTGGTAACGCTACAATGGAATCTTTTATAAGTGCAGACCTATTTGAAAAAGGTGTTGCAGAAGATGAAAGAGGATATGGGCTAGTTCAGTGGACACCCGCAGTTGAAACTATTATTCCTTATTTGAATCAAAACTATCCAGACTGGCGAACAAATCTTGATGATAATGGTTACGGTCAGTGTCAGCGATTGGATGATGAACGACACAACAACCCGCAAGAGTGGTACCCAAACTTTCCATCAGTTCCAACAGAGTTTAGAACGTATCAGACAATGGATGCTTTTTGCACTGCAACAGATGACGTTGGATACATGGCTAAATGTTTTTTGTACTGTTATGAAAGACCTGCCGACCCATCAGCAACTATTGAAAAACGTGCAGAGTACGCAAGATATTACTTTAATTTGCTACAAGGTTTTAACCCATCACTGCCAACAGGAAAAGGAATAAGACGCAGAATGCCAATATGGATGTATCCAAAATTAAGAAAGAGGTGATAACATGAAACAGGCAACAAAAGATGCGTTATTAGCATTTGTTGGAGAAAGAACAGATGATGAAGCTATCAGCATTTTGGAAACAATTAACGATGATGGTATTGATGATGGTGAGGACTGGCACCAAAAGTACATTGACAATGATAAGGAATGGCGAGAAAGATACACAGCACGTTTCAAAGAGGGTGGTACGCCACAGCCAACAGTACCACCAGATCCAGAACCAGACCCTGAGGATGAAATGAAAAAGTTAACTATTGATACCGTCTTATACGGTGATAATAAATAAAGGAGTGATTTTTATATGCCAACTAAACCGAAAATTACGACTAACACAAATATTTCCGCAGAGGTTGTAAACGCTATCAAAAATAGTGCATCAAACAACTATCGTGAGAATGTACCTTACGCAACGTCAGATGCAGATTCACTTCGGGGTATTGGTGCTATATTAATGAATAACCCTGCATTAATGAATGAGTTTATTAACACTCTTGTCAACAGGATTGCCTTTGCAAGAATTGCCAGCAGAATGTACACCAACCCGTTAAGAACGCTGAAAAAAGGTGTCATTGACACAGGTGAAACCATTGAAGATATTTTTGTAAATATTGCGAATGTATATCAGTACGAAGAAGTAAGAGGCTCTGACAATGGTGCAGGTAACACATTTAAGCGATTTGACAATGATGTGAGAGTTGCTTTCTATGTGATGAATTCACAGTTGACTTACCCTGTGACAGTTAATCGTGCTATGCTCAAAAATGCTTTCAACTCTTGGGCAGGTATGGATGAACTTGTCAGTGGTATCATTCAGTCAGTTTACAGTGCCGCGGCTTACGATGAATTTAACATTACAAAATATATGATTGGTCAGCACATTCTCAAAGGAAAACTTACTTACTACACATTCACAGGTGGCAGTTATCTTGAAGCAGCTACACAGCTTAGAAAAGCTTCAAATGATATGTCATTTATGACAGACAAGCTTTCTATTGCAGGTGTTAAGACTTTCACAGAAAATGACAGAAAAGTTATTCTCATCAATACCAACTATGATGCAAACATTGACACTAATGTTCTCGCAGGTGCATTCAATCTTCCTTATGCAGATTATTTGAACAGAAGAATTCTTATTGATTCACTCGGTACACTGGACGTTGAGAGACTCAACAAGATTTTTGCAAACGACCCTACATATGAAGAACCATCAGCCGATGATATGGCTTTTCTTGATAACATTGCAGGTGTTATTTTGGATGAAGATTTTGTACAGATTTATGACAACGTTTTTGAGATGCGGGATATGCCGAACCCTGTTTCACTTGACCACAACTATTTCTTGCATATGTGGCAGACATACACAGTATCACCGTTTGCAAATGTCGTATGTTGTATTCCTGCTGAATCTGTACCTGTACAGACAGCCGATAACACAACAATTACACCATCAACAGTTGCAGTTACAGGTAAACTCGGTAAAGATGGTACAGCAACAGGTATTCTTACTGCAACAGTTTCAACAGTAACAGGCGGTACAGAAACAGTTAAGTGGACTAAAACAGAGGGTACAGCAACAGGTACTATTGCTTCAAATGGTGTTTGGAAAGCAGAGACAGTAGGTATGTTGAAAGCAAAAGCAAGCATTGGTGCTATCGAATCTGACGAGGTAACAATTACAATTTCTTAACAAGGTGGTGACTTAATGAGCTATATTGCACCAGATACCGACATATATTTGCTTGCTAATGTTGAATGTGATAAAAGTTACGATAATGTTAAATATTTTGCAACTAAAAATGCACAGCATACTTATATGTCTGATAAAATCGTTAAGTCATTTACTAACCAGAGTTACGGACGTGTCAACAAAGGCACGTTCCGTCTCTTCTGTAAAGCAGATGACGTTTATCAATGCAATTATTTAATGTTTCAGAATACAGCTTTTGGTAATAAGTGGTTTTACGCTTTTATCAATAGCATCGAGTATGTTTCTAATAACACCTGTGAAGTAAGATTTACGATTGATTTATTCCAGACATGGTTTCTGGATTGCACAGTTGGTCAATGCTTTGTTGAGCGTGAACACGTTACAGATGATAGTATCGGGGCACACACTCTAAATGAGGATGTACCAACCGGAGAAATGATTACAGCGATTGAAGAACGATTGACAGAATTTTCTAAGGAATACGTTTATGGAGTAGAAATCTGTATCAGTGATACTCAGTTAAGCGGAATAGCTAATCAGCCAACATGGTTTGACAAGCCTGTTTTGGGTGGTGTTTTTCAAGGTTCTAAAATTGGCACAACAGAAAATAGCAATGACTTATTAACGTTTCTTAATAATGTGATTTTAGCGGGTTACCAGTCAACCATCATTCAAGTGTTTACTATTCCAAAAATTCTTGCACCATCTTCATCGTCTGCAGTTGCTCAAAAAGTAGTAAAACTACCAGATTTGCCAACAAAATTCGGAGATTACACACCAGTAAATAACAGATTATATTCTTCGCCTTTTGTTGACTATATAGTCTATTCACCAACAGGTGACAAGATGGTTTTACATCCAGAGTTATTTATAACACCCACGTATAGAATTGTTGTTTTTTCTGGAAATCAAAGTACAACGCCACAAATAATGTGCAATCCATCATATTATAAAAATATAAGAGGAATAGACAAAACAGAGGGTTTTACTCTTAATTATGGAGTAAAAGGTTCTTTTATGTATGACGCTTATCAAGCTGAGATTGCATCATATGGTATCGGTGAAGTTGGCGGAACGTTGGCACATTGGTTGCCACGGATTTTAGGTACAGGCAGTAGAACAGTTGGAGCAGGTGTCGGTTTAGGCGCGTCTATAGAAACAGGAGCTGGGATGCCTTTATTGACCGCAGGTCTTGCAGGCGTTAGTGCAGTAAGTAGTGCTGTTAGTACTGTGTCAGATTATTTAAAAGAAACACACGACACGTCAGAATTAAGCGGTGCTTCTGGTGGCTCTATTCTTTGGTCACAACAGATATTAGACACTTTTGTACAGGTGAGACAGGTTAGAGAAGAGTACGCTAGAATAGCTGATAACTATTTTAGTATGTTTGGGTACAAAGTTTGCAAATTAAAAGTACCAAACATTGCCACTAGACCGTCATGGAATTTTGTAAAGTGTTCTACTGTTGCTATAACAGGAGCAATTCCTGCTGATGCCGAAGAATTAATCATGAGTGTTCTCAAAAAAGGTGTAACATTCTGGAAAACAACCTTTGGAAACTACACAGTAAATAATAAGGAGGTGATTAACAATGGGCAGAAGTAGAAGTAAACGTAGATTTTTTCAAAGGGTATATTCTTCTGGCATACAATACAATAGTTGGCTGATGAAGTTTGCAAGTAACGCTGTAGCATCTTATCGTGTAGAGGGATTGCCAAAAGAAATAGATTCAAGATGGTTAGCACTAAAGCTTTTTGAGCTTGGTTCTGTTGCTTTCTTTTATGATTCGGATGCCACTGAGTATGCTTGTATGCAGTATTCGTGTCTTGGTAATTATGACTGTTATGGGAACCCGACAAAAATACGTGTTTTGAATCCATGGACAGGATACCAGAGAGAACTTGGCAAAGATGAATTTGTTATCATATGGGATAACATGCTTAGAACAAATATGTACAAGGCTTACATCGATTTGGCGTACAGATTGTGGAGAATTGACGGTACAATAGACACAAACTGTGTAGCACAAAAAACACCTGTTATTGTTCAATGTTCGGAAAATGAGCGATTAACGTTTAAAAATCTTCTTGCAGACGTTGACGCTGACAATCCATACTTAGCGATTGGTGATAATCTTTCATTAAAAGACATTAAAGCGTTACAGCTCGGTGCACCACTTGTAGCACCAGAGTTAATGGAAGTACAGCAGACACTTTACAACAGAGGAAATGCGCTACTTGGTATAACATCTGTTATCGTGCAGAAAAAAGAAAGAATGATTAAGTCCGAAGTGGACACAGCCAACGCTGATGCACTTGCTAACAGACGTTCAAGAACGATGGCCAGAGATTACGCTAGTGAGCAGATTAAGGAAATATTCGGACTTGACGTAACCTGGATTTTTGACGAGGGCGATGAGCCAGACAAGGAAACTGATTAAGGCAACCGAGAAGAATTTATTAGTGCTATGAAAGTAGCTAGTTTAGGCACTTCCGTTATAGAGAGGTGATAACATGAGTAGATACACAACAGAAGTTAGATATATCTGTGAATCACTAGCAGGACTTAACAAGTCGGCTGGCTATTTAAATGTTAATGAAGTCATTGAAAAGTCCAGAAACAGAATCTTTCCGCCATTTGAAATATTTGACGAAAGTTATAGGTCTGTACTTGAGACAAAGATTCTTAAACACTTTTACACCAGAGAAATTGGATGTGAAACGTTTGGGCTATGGCAGTTAAGACTTGACGCTAAACTATCCGTTATTATGCCCTATTATAATAAGCTTTATAAAGCGATTAGCATTGATATCCCTGTTATTGATAACGTTGATATGAACGTTAAACACAATATTGGTAGGAATGCTGATACAAAAGTTAATGATAACACGGATATCACAGCAAGTTCTAATACAGCAACAAACACTGCAGCTAGTGCAAAGATTAGACATAGTGATACACCGCAAGGAAGTTTAGAGGGCTTAGAAGCTAATGAGTATATGAGCGATGCAACGCTTAGTGATACAACACAGGCAGTAAACAGTAATACGAATAGCAGTAGTAACAGTAAGAGCAACAGTGACACAAACGCAAAGAGCACAGAAGAGTATGCAGAGCATAGATGGGGGAAAGAGGGCACGATAACTTATATTAGCTTGGTTAATGAGTACATCGAAAAGATGAAAAATATTGACGTTATGTTAATACGTGAACTTGAAGATTTATTTATGCAAATCTGGGATATATGGGAGTGATTCAGAATGAGTTTTAAGTATAAAAATTTTAGAGAATGGTGTATTCACACTATTCCTGTTTTACCACAGGTATATGGGGATGAATTAAGTTATTATGAGTTACTTAATAAGGTAATTGAAAGACTTAATGACATTGGTATTACAATTAATGAATTAATTGACTATGTAAATCATTATTTTGATTCATTAGACGTTCAAAGCATGATTAATAAAAAACTTGATGAAATGGCACAGGATGGAACGCTCGAATCCCTCATAATGCCTGTTTATACATATGACCTCACTAAATTAAAAAGCTTTGATTCCAATGACATATCTCTTGTATTTTCTGAGCTTAAAGCAAAAATGAAAGACGGTGAAAGTGCTTTATTGCCTTGTGGAAAATACACTGCATTAGATACGATTGACTTATCTTGGTTACCTAATAACACAAAGGTAACTCTTGATGGTGAAATTACAATATCAAAAAACAATGTGCCTTGCGTTAAATTAGGTGGCCAGTTTGTCAATGTTAAAATAAATGCATTGTATGGCGCTACTAGGAGTGAAACTCATTTAGCAACTGGAAGTGGGTTATACATTTCTGAACTTTTGGCATATTCAAATATCTTAATAAATAACATGAAATTTTTTGAAAATGGTATCATTTTTAAATATGAAGATGACAATAAATATTCGCAATATAATAGGATTGTGTTTTCATTTCTTGAAAACGTACAAAGGGGTATAGTTTTAGACGGTACAGAGCATAAGGGCTGGGTTAATGAAAATACGTTTGTTGGTGGACGAATAAAAGGCGGATACGGTGTTATAATGCAAGGCGGAACAGTTGAAACAGTTGGATTTGATAACAACAAGTTTTACAATATCGGTTTTGAAACATTGTATAATGACGCTATTAATATCACAGGTGATTCATACGCAAATACTTTTGTCAACTGCAGACTGATTGAAAATATAACTGGCTATTACATTTATGACCACAGTTCAAGAGGCGGCTTTAATGAGTATAATTTGACAAGCATCATTCCGTACGCAAAAATTAGCCTTAGTAACGAAGTTTACAAAAGGGTTAATGCACCAATTTCAGACGCTAATTTCTCGGTTGTTGGCGGTGGTGTTTTTTCGAGTTCTAGTCAGTCAAACCCTGTTCTTATTCCATTGGTTATAAATGATTTAATTAAGAAAGAAGATTATTCTTTTAGTATGACAGTTCCGGTAAAAGGAAATTCAACTGCAGTAAAAAAAGGATTTGAATTACCAACTGGTTACAAGCTTCTTTCTGGTTCTGTAACAGGCGTAACGTCTACGGATGGATTTGATTCGAGACATGTAATAATAAATTTTCAGAATATCAATGAAACACTCGGAACATATGATATTTATGCATTTTCTGATTTAGAATATGAAGTCACAATTAATGTTATTGTTACATTACTTTTTAACTATGCTAGACAACTTTAATTAGATTAAAAAATAATAAGGGGAGTCTTTTTTGGACTCCCTTATTTTATTATGCTAATGATATACACAAAAGCAGTGAATAAACGCACATTATAAAAAACAATGTTAATTCGTTGAAAAGTCTTGCACTTATTGCTGATACCATGACAAGTATAAAAAACAAATTAAGTGTATCATTCAACTATATCACCTCTGCTAACATCAGAAATACATACGCATAAACAATCTTCTCTTACAGACAAGAACTCAACACTTTTGCTTGCTAATGAAGCTGTTCTTTTAACTAATTGATTAAATTCATATGATGGTATATTGTTAGTGTGAAACGCTATAACTGTTTCATTACTATATTTTACCCTAGTGTATAGTATAACATAAATACCCGTCCCTATTATTTTACTTACATCTTTTACAAGCATTTTTTCACTTCCTTTTATTCATTCTCCTGCTCATTTAAAATTGCAACTTTTGTTCCAACACGATTAGCAAACACAATTTCATAAGTAACGCCAATACCTATAGACCCATCACACTTAGGAATAACAACAACTAAATCGGCTTTTTTCTATTTTGTTAAAGCACTCTTCTACTAATTTTCTACATGACAAATGTGGTTGTTTTTTAACATATTGTACATTGTTGCCTAGACTCTTGTAATAATTAGCTGTCTCTTTAATTTTTTCATCACGACCCAAAGACCCTATTACATATATATTAGCCATGCTTATTTCTCCTTTTTCTTCATTCTCCTACATGCTTCACTCACGTATGCTTTATGATTTGAATCATTATACTTAGCAACATACGCTTTCATTATTTCATATCTGTATTGAAAGTATTCTTCGCAAGCTGAATGGCAATTTAAACATCTTTCATTACAATCTTTACAGGGTGCTTTCATATTATCACATCCTGCAATATAACATTATGAACACAATAGTCCACCATATAACTATTGCACCAGATACACCAATAATCACAATCATATCTGGTCTTAAAGTGAGTAAATATAGCAGTAATAACAGAAACAGAAACATTAAAACTAAAACACTGATAAAAACAAACTTTTTAAGCATTTTTTCACCTACCATTTATAAGAATAATTAACGCCCTGTGAACTTTTCCTATTTTTAAAATACGGAACTTTTTTAGCTTTTCTAAAGTTCCTGCAAACTGTATACCAGTCAAGTGTAAATTTTTTTACTTCGCTGTTATTCATATCAAAAACTATTCTTTGCATTATCTCACCCCACTTGAACCAAAACCATTTCTATCATTATCTGTTAAATCTTTCACTTCAAACAATTCAATTTCTGGTTGATTTCTTACAATTCTGAATTGTGCAATCCTATCGCCTCTTGTTATCACTGTATCTTCAACAGCATAAGCAGGAAAACACCATTCGTCATTTCTGCCTGCATATGAGTTGTCAATAATTCCCATACTGTTTGTCATTATTATATGGTATTTTCTAAAAGTAGACGACCTTGGTAAAACATGAGCTTCATACCCTTTTGGAAGTTTCATAGCTACTCCTAACGGAATGTTAATATATTCACCTCTTCTAATACGAAATGTTTTACCTGCTTTTAAATCAATCCAGTCACCTAATGCGTATTTTTCTGGTAGGACTGAATTAAAATATCCATGATTCTTTGCCAATACTTTAATTTTTTTCGTATGCGAAGAATAGTTTTCTATAGCTTCTTTAATAGACAAAACATCGTGATATAAATAAGACAGTTCTTCATATGTAAGAGAACAGTTTTCTTTAGTTTTTTTCATATAATTCACTCCTTAATACATTAATATATTTTTCTACAAATGCTTTATAAAATAAATCTGCATCATAATATGTATATGAATTCATCAATATTTTTAAAGCGTTTTCCAACTTGTTCATTCTTATTACACGCTTAATTGCAAGTAATGCCTGTTTTGCATCATACACTCTAATGTATTCGTTGTAATCTTCATCTAGCAAGGTGTAAATGTCTTTTCTTATTTGACTGTCTGATTTACCGCATTTGATACGTTGATTCAACAAGTAAAACACCTCCATCAATTCTTTTTGGTATTAATTTACATGGTACATTTAAGCCGATTTTAAAATCATCAAAAGACCTAATAATAGGTTCATGCGTGACTTGGTTAAAAAGAAATCTGTTCACTGGTGTATTTTCTTTGTATTGTTCATACACAGCTTTTCCAGACATAGACAACTCAAACAAGTCTTTACAACGTTGTGGCATACCTGCACACTTAATGTTGTTGTAGGGTTCTTCTATCTTCTGCAAATCTTCATGCGTAACGTGCTCAATGTATGTTTTCTGCCTTGCGAAAATAGCCCTATCCCAACAGGATTCAAGTTTCCATGCACAGAAATCAGTTTCATGTACTTTAATTCCTGTAATATGTTCTGGTGGTAAGTCACAGTGAATACTGTCTGTATCTGCATAGATGAAACCATGTTCTTCAACGCCATAATAGTTTGCTTGAGCGGCTCTAATTGTAAAGTTTCTGGCGTAACTAGTAATAGCTGAACCAACAGGTATATAAACTGCTTCTTTGTCTTTAGCTGTAATGTTGATAAATCCTATTGAATTATCATCCTTAACGTACGCTAGTTTAAATGAAGAGTCAGTAGATGAAGCCATTTTGCCATACAAGTTATTTAAAAACAACTTAGCAAGTGTACGTATAGCACCTTTACTAGTCATTTTTATTTTTGCGTATTTATCGATATATTCATCGAATATACCAATTTCTGAATAAAAGTAACAACCGTCAAGAATCTCAAAGTCAACAAGCTCATAATGTTCAAGAATAAGGAAGTAATCAGTCATGGTTAATGTAAGTTCTACTCTTGTATCACAGGTATTTCCGTCAATGTCTATGTACTTATCATAGTACTTACCAGTAGCTTTGTCAAACACATCAGACGTCTGTAAAGACTCTGTGCCCTTGTATAACATATTTCCTTTTATCTGAATGAATGGCAACTTACCACTTTTCAAATAGAATTTTGTTTTTATTCTGATAAAGAAATACATATTGTTTTGCAAGGCTCTGTCTGGAATAAAGTTACCAGACCAGAACATCGGTTTTCCGACAGGATATCTATTGCCAGAAATTGAGTGCATCATAGATGGATACAAAGAATTTACATCCGCTGTAGTTCCATTCGTGTATATCTTGTTTTCTTTTCCTTTTACAAGATAACACCATCCACCTCTATACGACTTTCTTATGTAAGCGTCAACGTTTGACTTGCCGTATATCTCAGAATCTAGTTCTAATTGTGTAACGTCTGGAAATCTTCTTTTCCAATCATCTTCACCAACTATTTGTTTATATTCAGCTAGACAACAACTCCCTATTGTGAGTCTATTGTGACCTCCTTGAAAAACAATCTCTAATGCTTCTTTAACAACAAGAACATCATTAGCTATGTACTTTTTTTCCTCCGGTTTAATCTCACAACCTGCATAACGAAAACCTGTATATTCCATATCAAGTTTCTGATGCTTAGTTTTAAAGGCTTTTCCTATTTCTTTAACAGAGAATGGTAGTAGCTTCATTGAATCACGAAATTCTATAACCTTATTATTTATCTTGACTTTGATGCTGTACCATTGCCCCATTTCAGAAATGTTGTACTTAAACGTGCTGTTATACATTTCTTTATCGTGTTTCCATTCACAAGAATTAACACCATCGCCAGTATATGCTTGTTTAAAATGTAGTTGATTCAGAAAAAACGATATCCAAAAGTTACCGTCAAATTTTAAATTGTGAAAGTAAACTATCAGATTATATTTTAAACTGCTTAAATATTCCCAAGTTTCATCTATTGAATGTAATATAGAAACATCTTCCGTGAACATTTCTACAATGGCAGACGCCCAAACTTCTGTATTTATCTGACCCTCATAGACTGTCGTTTCAAAGTCCCCAACCAGATACTTTACTTTTTTAGTCCTTGCCATACTATCACCACCCTGTTTCTGTCTCATTCATTGAATCAGCCTGCACTTTTTCTTCAAACGTCAACGGAGAACCATTGATTATTTGAAGTAGTTCGTCTGTTGCTTGGTTTATAACTGCGACTGATGAACCCCACAAAACAACTGAAACTATAACGTCTATGTCATTCGTTGTTCTTGAAGATTCGACTAGCCTCCTGCCAACCTCCGATGTACCGATGTCATTAATCATATTTAGCAGGAAAGACTGCATACTTCTTGAATATGAAAATGCTTCTTTTCTCCTGCTTCTGTTAAGATCAACAGATTTGCTCAATGATGATACGAAGTCTGTAGCTACTTTTTGATATTCTGCTTCTCTTCTTTTGCGCTCCTGCTCTATTTCTTCACCTGTGGCGCCTTTATATCCGTAGAATAAATCATCCTCTTCTGGCGTGAATGCACCATATTTTGAAAGAAATTCATCATTAAAGTTGCTAAAGGCTATATCCTCTTCATGAGGTATGTCAACTTCTGCTTTAAGTGCTTCGACGTCAATCTTTTTTAACTTATTGACATAAGCACGTAAATCCTTACCTTTAAAGCCCTTTGCTTTAATCTGACGTAAGGTTGGTATGTTTGTTGGAACATACTGGACACCCTGCTTTTTTAGCTTGCGCTCTAACCGCTTTATTCGGTTTCGTTCTCGCTCATATGCAGTTAGCTTTTTCGCCATGTTGTAAACCTCCATTATGTTTAACGTGAAACATTAAAAGTAAGAATGACGCTCACTGTATGTCGTGAGCGCCTATACTTATTTAATTTACTTTTGTTACTTAAAAAGGCAATTTCATTCTACTTTTAAGCTGTCAATGTCAAGTACGCAATCAACGTAATCACGACCTACTTTTGACTGACCAGTGATTTTCTTGACAGGAAATGGGAAACAGCCCTGCATAGCAGTCTCAATGTCTTTAATACTTCGCTTAAATGTTACTGACTGAGTGCTGAACACAGTGTTGTCTGTAGTAATGATTGACATAATTTCTGTTTTTGTACCGTCCTCTTTTTCATCAATGAATTCAAGATAACCTGCAACATTGATGACATCGCCATCATTAAGTGTTTTCACAGTTCTAATTGTTGGTGCAACTGTTAAAAGATATCTTTCTACAGGTGTAAATTCTCTTGTCTGCCCCATTACTTTAATCATATTCTAATTTTCCTTTCTTTTTTTGTGTATTGTATCGTGTGAACATAAAACAAAACGATTAACATGTTACATTATTCTTTCGACTGAGATTTCGCTCGTGGTGTGAGAATTTCGGATAATTCCAAAAACTTTTCTTCTGGCATTCCGTACAATTCTTCATACACCTCTACTTCTGTTACTTTAAGAGGACGCACCTCTGCATGCTCTTTTGTGATTGCTTTCAGCGCATCATCTGCTGAAAGTTCTCCTGACAGCTTGTATTCGAGTGTCTGAATCTCTCCTTTATCAATGTCGTAAACTGTCGCTTTCGCTTTTGTGATCGTAAATGTACGAGTAACCATTCTCTTTCTTGCCATTGTTTTAGGCCTCCTTGTTTGCTTTTTTATTCGTTTAACGTCCATCGACAAATTGACAGGACGGGAGTCGAACCCGTCGGAAGTGTTCCGCAAACCGACCTGCCAACCTTTCTATGTGTAAGAAATTAGGAGAGAGTAAAGAGTTGTCGGTTCTCTTTTCATTATTTATTATATATTTTTTTAGCGAAAATGTCAACAGTTTATTTCAATAATTTTTATATATTTTTGCCAATGGTTAGATATGACTAACTTCGCACATATTCAGCTAGCGAACGAATGTTCTAATAAGTCCCATTCTCAAAACCAACGTCACAGTTTGTAAAAGCATCGATAAATTTCCACTGCTTAGAAAATATTCTAATGTAAGGTAGTCCGCCAATTTGATGATTATCGTCTTGTAAATATATATTTAATTCATCACACCCTACTATTTTAAGTGGGCACGAAAATTTAATACACATTTCTCCACACTTTGCACCTTTCACATACACTATTCATCAACTTCCTTTCCGAATAGCAACTGAGCTATTAGCTCAGCTACTAGCAATATTAGTATTGCAAGGCCTGCTATTGACAGGCCCGCAAAAATCATTCGTCCTCCCATTTCTTAATATGACGGTCATAGCTTTCCCTATTAGAAACGTCATGAACCATCATATTTTTTGTGTCTATATTACCATAAAAATCATGACTTCCTATAGACGTAACATCTAGATATTTATCATTTGGTGATATATATCCAGCATATACACCACCTAGATCTAGTACTATGCACCCTGTTTTATCAAAGGTGTAGTGTTTTTTTGCGATCCCACCGTTTAATAATTGTATAGCCTTTTCATAGTTTGTCATAGTTTACACCTCCTACTTTCTTACACGGTCACTATTGACCGAGTGCCACCCGTAGGAATCGAACCTACGGTACACCGTGTGGCTATAAATAACATCTTCCATAATATTCATTTCTATCCATTACTTTAAAATAAGAACCCTTATTTGAATCATAAACCCTTGCTAAATGGTATTGACCTGCTATAACATATTCGACTATGTCACAACACGCTGTAGAAATTCTTCTTATGAATTGAACACAATGCCCCATTGTAGTGTACATATACATTATTAATTCCCCCTTTTATTACAGTATGTTCGAATAACAATTATCATGAACAGCATTAATGTATTTTCGCATTTCTTTATCTCTCTTTATGATTATATTATATCAAATGGTGCGAAAAAATGCAATACATAATTTTGCGCAAAAATTGTACGTAATTTACACATAGGATTGTACAATATGATGCATTATCATTGTTGTCATTTTACACAAAAATTATGCATAACTATAGATAGCTTTTTGGGGAAAATGACGATCAAAGTTGAAATGAAATACCACTC